CTGTACTAATATTCAGAACAGTTAGGATGACTATGCTAAAACCATTTGAACATCAAAAAACTACTTCTAAATTCATCATCGACAACCCTCGTGTACTGGTCACATCTGACCCCGGCACGGGTAAAACACGCAGTGTTATTGATGCCTACCTAGCTCGTAGCAAGGGACGCATGCTCGTACTAGCACCCTTATCAATCTTGCAAGCAAGCTGGGGTGACGATATCGACAAGTTCGCCCCAGGCATTGAATACGAAGTTGCATTTGCTCGTAACCGAGCCAAAGCATTCAAGTCTCAAGCTGAAATCATTATTACAAATCACGATGCTGTGAAGTGGCTAGCCAAGAACACCGATGTTCTTGATGGCTTCAACACACTATGCATTGATGAGTTCACGGCTTTCAAAAACAAAGATAGCCAACGAAGCAAAGCTGTACACAAGATTGCTCAGCTGTTTGATTACCGCATTGCTATGTCAGGTACACCAAACAGCAATACAATCTGTGACATCTGGCATCCAACACTACTCGTGGACGACGGACATAGGCTCGGGCACCGTTTCTATACGTTCCGGGCCAACGTATGTACGCCTGTATTCAACGGCTTTGCCAACGAATGGAAAGATAAACCAGATGCTGAGCTCATGGTTGCTGCTGCAATCAAAGACATCAACATCCGGTATGAACTCGAGGAATGTTTGGATATGCCCGAACAGTCCTATCACACAATTAAAACCCAGCTATCAGACACAATGATGCAAGCCTATAAAGCGCTTGCTGAAGACAATGTGCTCTGGACTGGTGAAGCTACAATCAATGCAGTCCATGCAGGTGCTCTTACTAAGAAGCTTCTGCAACTCTGCACTGGTGCCGTCTATAACGAAGACGGTGAAGTGGTCGGCTTTCATCAAGAAAGATACAACCTCGTTATGGACCTTGTTGATCAACGCAAGCACACGCTTGTCGCGTTTAACTGGACTCACGAGCGTGACTATCTTATCGAGCAAGCCGAGAAACGTGGCATCAAGTACGGTGTCATTGACGGCAGCATCTCTGCAAAAGCACGTAAAGATGTTGTCGATCGCCTGCAGGCTGGGCAATTACAAGTTGTATTCGCTCATCCTCAATCAGCTGGACACGGTCTCACATTGACGACCGCTACCAGCGTCATCTGGTGTTCTCCGACTTACAACGCTGAACACTACCAACAGTTTAACCGGCGTATCTATCGCGCTGGTCAAACTAAACGCACGGAAGTAATCCACATCGCAGCCGAAGACACTTGGGAAACCGACGTGTACGAGAAGCTCAGTGGAAAATTAGGTCGCATGGAAAACCTATTAAATATTCTAAAAGTTCTTAACCCAACGAAGGAAAAAGCAGCATGAATCAACCAGTACTCACACCCGTTAGAACGATTGATGAATTAATCGACAGAAAAAAATCCATCAAATCTCAGATGGAAAAGCTCAACAACGAGCTCAAAGGTTTGAGAGAGCAAGAGAACGGTATCGATCTCGAGCTTCTCAAAAAACTAGACACAGAAGGGTTGAAGAAAACAGCCAACGAAGTTGCTTCTGTATCTATCAAGGAAGAAACAGTCCCAGACGTACACGACTGGGATGCCCTCTATGCACACATCATAAGCACAGGGGATTTCTCTCTTATCCAAAGACGCGTTTCATCAACTGCATACCGTGAGCTTCTCAAACTTGGTGAGAATGTTCCCGGCTTACAGCCACGTGAGATTCGTCGAATCAACTTCCGTTCACTCTAATCATGAAAGGTTAAATATTATGAGTAACACAGCATTAGCTATCGCAGAAGACAAAGTCCCAGCCCACATTTCGAAAGGCTCTGGTCGTGGTAACGAAGAAGTTACCGCCAACCAACTGACCATACCTCGGGTCAAGCTTCTCCAGAAAATGTCTGACGAAGTGGACAAACACCACCCGAACTTTATTGAAGGTGCCGAAGACGGAACCTTTCTAAACTCTCTTACACGAGAGATTTACGGAGACGAAATCTATGTAGTCAACGTAAAGTTCAAAGACGAGTATGTCGTATGGCGTAATCGTGAAGCCGGTGGTGGGTTGCTTGGTAACTTCAGCTCCGAAACAGCCGCAGCAACGGCAATCAAAGAGCAAGACAAACCTCAAGACTATGAGATTCGTCAAACTCATTCACACATGATGATGATTAAAAACCCAGATACTGGTGACCTTAGCAATCCAGTGCTCATGGATTTTGCTGCGTCTAAACTACGTGTATCACGTAACTGGAACAGCCAAATCAGCATCAAAGGTGGTGATCGGTTCGCCGGTCTTTGGAAGCTTAAAGCAGTTTCAGTTACAAACAGTGGCGGTAAGTCCTGGATGAACCTTGAAGCTGACTTTGTCGGTTGGGCCCAGAAAGAAGACTACGAAGCAGCAGAAGCTGTATTCGAGTCTATGGCCTAAAGACTAGGAGTTGTGCGGTGAACGAGCATAGTTTCATCAAATCTGTGCACCGTTCACTGCACAACAACGTCACTAAATGGAAAATACACGACCGCTACAATGGTGGTGTACCAGACTCATTCTATATGGGCCCCAAAGGTTCTCTTTGGGCTGAATACAAATACCTCAAACAACTCCCCAAACGCGACAACACAAACCTACGACTCGGATTGAGCCTTCTTCAAATCGAATGGCTCAATCTTTTGTATGAATACAATCACAATGCTTGCTTGATTTTGGGTGTCGAAGATACAGCCATCATATTATTAGAGAAACAATGGACAGCTAATATAAGTAAAAGGTATTATCTTGAACAATGTATACCTCGACGAGAAGTCAGAGATTACATTCAGTCAATATGTTTGCTCGAGGATGAGTATGAAAACAAAGGAAAGGCTTCCTATCGCCGTGGAAAATCTTCGTAAAATTTGGGAATCCAAAAAACACGAGTTAGAGCTAACTCAAAACATCGCCGCAGAAAATCTAGGTATGACGCAGGGTGCATTCAGCCAATACCTAAACGGCATCACAGAGCTAGGGCCTCAAGCCGTACTTAAACTAGCTAAATTTTTTGACGTTGACCCTGTAGAAATTGACCCTTCAATAGCAGAGCAACTACCTAACGTGCACCGCATCCCTATATTGTACAACATGCACAGCCCAAAAGTAGTCAAAGACCGTTATGCTGCGGTAAAAATCGAAGGAACCTTCAGAGTAGAAGTTGACGGATCAAAACTTAACCAGTCATTCAAAAAACGCTACCCGTGGATTGGTAACAACAACTGTCAACTCGTTTGCCAAACCGAAAAAGATGGATACCGACCGCGGGTAACCGGCAACGAGCTGATGTATCTGCTCCTCCTAAAAGAAGCATCTCACTTCGATCTGTTTGTCGAATCTGAAGTGCCACCCGCCAAAAAAATACAAAAAAAGTTTCTAGTCCTAGGCGTCGTTGTCTATTAGCTCACTTTTGCTTAGACATTGTTCAAGTTAGTTCAATGACAGGGTATCGTGATAATGTGATTATTAGTTCGACTTATAAACAAATGTATTAGTAAAACGAATATTCAGTAACCTTAAAAGTTACAGAAAGGTATGCAATGTCAGACCCGGTAAACAGCCCTCAACACTACAACGCAGGCGGCGTTGAATGTATTGAAGCAATCGAAGCGAGCATGTCGTCCGAAGAGTTCAGAGGTTACCTTAAAGGCAACGCTATGAAGTACCTATGGCGCTACAATCTAAAGGGTAACGCCATTCAAGATTTACAAAAATGTATTTGGTACACCAAACGACTGCAGGAGGTGCTGAATAATGGAGCTCAAGGATTGGCTTCTTAAGGAACACGGCCCGTTCATGGACATACAAGAGATAGCTAATCTCTTGCGTATAAAGAAAACATCCGTATACCAACAGATTTACTTAGGTAAACTTGATATCCCCCATATCAAACGCGGAAAAAAATACCTTTTTCCTACAACAGAAGTGTCGGCATACCTGCAAAAAATGACTGTTAGCACTTTCGAATAACGTTTACTGCAAGCTATCGAGAATATCCGCAGGTCGTAATTGAGTATAACGTTTAAGCTGCTTCCAATCTTTGTGCCCAGATATCACAGCAACTTGAGGTATGCTCAAACCTTTCTCGAAAAATCTGCTGATAGCCTCATGTCGAAGGTCATGGAACGTTAAGTCTTGTATCCCTGCTTCCCTCGTAACCAGTGCAAAACGGTCAGAAATAGAGGCACTGTGCTTGCATGGAGCAAGGTTAGACCCCGACTTTCGGTATTTCATCGCACGAGAGAGCGCGTTTCGTAGCGGTAAATGAATCGGAATCGTGCAAAATTCGGAACTTTTGCCGCGTTCTTCTTCTCGATCCCGTACCCGCAATAAGTTGCGGCCCCAATCAATATCATCAAAACGCAGCTTGTGGATCTCCTCTTGGCGCAACGCCGAGTGCACAGCTATCGGTAAAATGTCTCTTATCCAATGCGTACCTGCAGCCAGTAAGAGGCGTTTGTACTCACTGGGGCGTAGTCGACGATCGCGATCGTTACTACTGCCAATTAGTTTTAGCGAAGACATAACACGCATTGTCGTACGTACACTATTCTCTGGCAGCTGCAGTCCCCACAACGTACGCGCAAAATCAATTGCCTGAGCTAGATAGGTTAGCTCTTGGTTCAAGGTAGATTTACTAATTCCTTTAGGGCCAGCCCGTCGACTACGGCCGTAGTCAAGGATTGTTTCTGGCGTCAGGTCAGATACTGGTACGTGCTCAAACCGCCTGGCTGTAGCTCGTACTGTAGCTAACTTACTTTTACCAAACGTTGTATCACCTTGGTTCGCTTCTTGTATGAAGCGCTCAATGATTGAACCAACAGTAGTAGACCGTAGACCACGGACATCGGTCCACGATCCGTTGTCCATGGCCGCTTCAACCTGTGTCGCCCATGAACGAGCGGCTGCTTTAGTAAAAAATGTTTTGGCTACACGCTCGTAGCCGCGCTTGCGGACGATGGCCTGATATTGACCGCCGCGTTCCCTGTAAGAAGCCAAGTGTACCCTCCGTGTACCAAAGGCTACATGCTATCTTATAATTAATCTAAAAAACAACCACTTACAAATATGGCGGAGAGAGAGGGATTTTCTCCGTGAAACCCCTCTTTTTGTACTAAAATCATAGATTTACATCACATACATTAACAACCGTTACAGTCGTGTGTTGCAATTAAATCACGATGTTTGCAGTTGTTTAGTATTGAATTGTACCAAAGGTACACTAGCGAATACGCAAATGATGCTTAGGCCCCAGCTTCTTGCGTATGTGCAGACCGCGTTTCTTGTGGCGGCGGCGATTAGGTTTGCGTGCTTCCCACACAGATATAGTTTTCTTAGCCAAAAGAATACTGCCCCGACCAAGGCCAGGCCCTTCTATTGATCTACAACAATGGCTCTAGCGGTTAAGTAACTTCAACAATCGCCAACAGACAGGATGTTTTTGTTTGCGAAAATACTCATCCCAACGACCTGCACTTACAGGTGGTTTAATTGGGTTTCGCATAAAGCACTTCCCATCAGCACCATCGTCGTATCCACCACGTTGATGTACGACAAGTCGCATGCCGCACTCCTATGAAAGTTAACGACATAAAACAAATAGCATGTGTATATTATTAGTACAACTAATACCCAAGTTTCTTTTTTGCTTTGGCAGAGATTTTCATACGGTCATTTCTTTCTGTAACGACGCGTCTTTCTCGCAATTTTGCTTGGTTGTTTAGAGTGTTGTTTACCTGCTTTAGTTGCTCGGCGCTTAGCAGCCGTAGTCTTGGCGTATTCTTTGGAAGAAAGAGCCTTAATCGCTTTTGCCGGTAAATAACGTTCGCCTGTAGCTTTTGACCCTTGTGTAGAAGGCTTACCACTTTTGGTTCGCCATTTTTGTTTCGTCCATTTACGTAAGCTTTTCTGGCTTTTGCGGAGTGCCATAGATTCTTCCTTCTCAATCCCTGTACCCGCCGCCAGCCTTCTTATAGGCAGCAGCTAACATCTGCGCTTTACGAGCAGACCACTGACCCGGCCGTCCCCCTTTACCAGCAGCTTTAATGCGCTCAAACATACGTTTACGCATCGTAGGCTTTGTGTAATTTCCAGCTGCGTTAACCTTCGACTTAGATTTTGCCTTTGGCTTACGAGCCGTTGTCCGTGATTTAGCTGTTTTGTTTACCATTTCCTCATCTCAACCATAAAATTAACGCTACTGCGACTGCTCCAAATGTAAAAACGCCAGCCAATACCCACAGCGCCAAAGTCAATGTTTCCTCAAACTCCTCGCGTTTCTTTCTTGCCGCAGCTTTTTGTTTTTTTATCGCCAGCTTCTCGTCTTGTATTCTTTTCGCTCGTTCGCTTACGATCTGACGCCACGTTCCGTAGCCAAAACGGTTATCGATCATTATCGAAATTTCTTGCATTTGCTCCTGAGCCAGCTTGCTATCTATGACACTAGACGCTACGTCCTTGGTCTGACCAATAATGCTTTTGTCCGAGAACCTATCCTTCTGAACTTGTTTCTCACCAGCAAACAAGCCGTCGATCGCGCCAGCAATGTCGCGTATATCATTAGCTGTGCTAATATTACTCTTTATCAGTTCCACTGATTTTTGTACCAAAGCCATCCCTGCTAGGCCGGTACTAATTGGGTCCATTATTTTTTCCTAGTTTTGTGACTTTCTTGAATATCAAACGGTGCTCTCAATGTAGCCCCAGGATGAGGTTTATAACCCCCAGCGGGGTTCTTCATAAGCTTGAAGCCCTTGCCAGACTTCATCCAATGAAATCCTTTAGGGGCTGCAACAGTTTTTTTAGTAGCCATAGCGCTTGCCTCTCATAGGCGTAGGCGTTTTCTTCTTTTTCTTCTTTGATTTAGTAGGTTTCTTTGGTCCATAACCCATTACTTCATTTCCTTCTTACTAGATACATAGCCTTTATTAGGCTTACGTTTTTCCATCCGAATTTTTTTCGTATTCGGCTGGTTTAATTGACATTGTTTACCTTTGTGCATCACTGCTCCCCTTATCAAAATTCGTTTTGGTAGCCAAAGTCTGTATTTAATTGTTGGCCACTTACTGAGTCTCGTGCAGGTGGCGGCGAGACAGCATCGTTAGCATCACCGTATAGCTCTTTTTTTAGCATGGCTTCTAAGGCCAACAAACGACTTTCTTCTGCGTTATGTACATCAATAATCCACTGTATACACTGCGCGTCTGTAGGTGTTTCCACAAAGTCAGGCCGAGCACCTATCAGCCCTTCTGGTTCTCCTAACAGGACAGCGACCACATCAAAAACTGTTGACCCAGCTATTGTTGCTTGTTTCCCATCGCCATCTGTACCAGTACATTCCCAAAATATTGTGCGGATAATTCCGCCTACTTCGGATACCTCTCGATTTATATAGTTCCACGTATATGTCAAAGTCATTAAGCTTGGCTCCACGTACGGCGACGGATTGAATAAAAATTATAAGTCGGAAAAGGAGAGGAAGCTGTTTGAAATGGGCCTCGCTCATATTGATACCCATCTGAGCACAATATGCTGCTGCCAAAATCACCGCCTGCAACCGGTGTTTTTTGAACACCGTTCCAAATATAAAAATTTCCCAAACCTGTTCTTGCGTGCGTAAGATTGGAACTATATGAGGTGTATTGATAACTACTATATGATCCGAAGCTATACGTAGTACCAGTACCAAATCTATGAAAACGCGCCTCAACCGAAGTGAACGTGTCGGTCCCGCTATCTCCGTTACCTAACACCCAAAAATAAACAGTTCCAGTATGAACAGTGCTACTAAACGTAATCGGGATATTTGTTGAGTCAGAATTACTATAAAAACGAAGAATGTGACCGGCTAATGTGTCTGTTCTTGGAGTCGAGTAAATAGTGTTTGTTGAGTTGGGTGTAGCAGTACTTGAGGTTGTAAAGAATGCATAAACACTCTTAATGTGATTAGTGCCCCCAACAAAACGGATGTACCCAAAGTAGATGCCTGCGCCAACACCAATAGGCATCGCGTATTTGAACTGTTGCTGCCCAGACGAACCAACAACAAAACCACCAAGCGTTGTGCCCGATATTGTCCCACCGCCTGTTGGCAACAATAAATCAGTAACGTTGATACGGTCGCTTGTAAGCGTGCCCGACGTAATATCACCAGCGTCGAGGTTAACTACATCTATGTTGCTAGCGTTTATTTGCCCGGATGTAATGACATTAGCGTTTAGTTCATCGACTTCAAGCTGGCCAGAGCTGTTGGCAACAATAGACGCGCCGTCTACTTTAATCCTGTTTGCGTTTAGCTGCCCCGTATTAATTTTTGCAGCATCAAGACTAGCAATCTTGGCATTGTCGACTGCAGCGTTTGCGATCGTAGCGTTAACGACAGCGGCATTAGCAAGAATACCGGAGCTCGCAGTAATTGTTCCTGCAACCAGTTCAGAAGACGTAACAGAATTAGCAGCTATTTCATTGGCTGTAACTGCGTTAGCAGCTATTTCGTTAGCTGTAACTGCGTTGGCAGCTATCTTCGCAGTCGAAATTGCGTTGTCTTCAATCTTAGTAGTTGTAATGGCAGACGCTGCTATAACCGCACCTTGCACCGCGTCTACTGCGAGCTTCGCATTAGTAACGGCCTGGTCTGCTATATCCGCAGCGTTGATGTCTGCTGTGGTAGCTATTACGCCCGAAGTAGCGTTAAACGGACCTCGTATTTCAGATGTTGATACGTGGCGCACCCAGTAATAAAACGTTGAGTTACTATCTACTTGGTCTGCGTGTTTGTTACCGCGGACAACGGCTACTAACACTGCATCACCAATCACATCCGTAGTGCTACGGTACACCTCAGTAAAAGCAAAAGTGCGGAACTGAAGATTACCGTTACTCCATTCAAGCAAAACAGTTTGAAATGCTGCCGAAGCCGTAAGGCTTGTAGGCGCAGGAGGCTGACTTAAATCCGGTGCGATTGACGATTCGAAGTCTGTCTGCGGACCTAAATTATTAGGATTGAAAGGTACATGACCAAGCTGTGTAGCCATGCCAGAGTCAATAAGTTCGCGAAGTGTTATTGCACGATCTCTAGGATCACCGCGTCGACCAAGTCGAACCTCAAGCGCCTCGCCTAGCGCCTTTAGGTAGGCTGTAGCGTCAGGCCCAAGATTGCTAGGAACGGGTGGAAAACCTGGAAGCTTTGTAGTCATAGTGCTTTGACCTCGTCAATCGACTGAGCAATGCAAACTTCGTTAACCGTGGTGGTCCCCGATACTTGGATTTCCCACTCTTTTGCAACAGAAGACTGCAAACGCATAACTGGTTCTTGAAGCGTAGCGTTTGAGATACTGCCTGGAACAGTGGTTGCTTGAGTGAAGGCATTGCCTGATGCAGTAATAGTGTAATGCGCTATCAGAGAACCATCCCCAAACACTTTAAGCTCCACTGGGTAGGCTTCCGCATCCACAGACATCCAGCTAAAACTGGTTGGGTATGGAGTTACAAACACTTTGGACTTAAATGTAAGGGTGTTTGGACTAGCACCGTTGCGGTACTCAACAATGTTTGAGCCATGTATCAAATACAGCTCGCCATTGTCGCTTTGTTCAAAACCGCCACGTGTCTCCGCGGTAGCTGTAAGAGTCGACAGAGCTGCTTGTTGAGCGCGCGGATCGTATACCCAACCTTTGTGAGTGCTGCCATCAGTGTAAAAAGCAACGTAGGTGTCTTCATGACGGAAGGCGCGTATAGAAGTTGGCTTAAAGTCCGCGTTCCACTGTTTTGCGCTAATCAAACCTTGCGTAACCACACGAGCATCGTTTCCGCTAACAGCTACAAGTCCGTCAGGAGCTGCGTATAAAATATACCCACCCATATCAACGACAGAGTTTTTATTGACGCACGCCTGCTGAACTTCAATTTTAACGGCAGACATAGAACTAGGGTCTGTGCCAGCTACAAGATAGGGGCGACCTTTAGTGAGCGCGACGATACCGTTGCCGGTAGCAGCGATAGCTACAATGTCATCCTCAAGCGTGATTCTGTACGCAACAGGCCATGCGTGAGGCAGAAAAGGTTCGCTTAAACATAAACGATTACCCGTAAAGCCAGCCATAATGCCGTTTGCCACAGGAATCAAACCGAGAAGCGGGCCAGAAGGGTTCAGCGATGAGTCATCGTCTGGCGGTTTTATCCACGTAGCACTAGGTAGTACTTCGCCTAACTCATCTCCGTTTCTTGTGTCTGTAAACGTCGCGGTCGCTATTGGTACCTCACCAACAAACTGAAACTGTGTGTTTGTAGAACCAGTGTTGGATCGGTAAATACGCCTCAACGCGCCGCTACCAAAATTGTAATTACCGCTCGGCGTAATACCCATAGAAAGTGCAACAGACTCAGTATCGGTCAGCACAATCGGAGTACTTGGGGGGCTAGGCGGGCCTTCCTCGCCAATTGCACTGACAAAAGTAAACACATATGAAACATCAAATGGCGTTTGCGTATCGTCTGCCGTACCAGATTTAGTTGTTGAAGGGGCGTTAGTAGGAGCAGGAATGCCCAACCTAAATGATCCGGCTGGATAGACAGACCCGCTAATCATTGATACAGCTGTACCTACACGAGGGTAGTCCTGACCTGTCCAGTAAAGACGATCAAATGAGTCGTTAGGGACTGGGCCTTTGACTACGTCAACTTCTTCGTCCCACTGTAACCAGTTCGTGTTGTTGTAGAAAAATATAGAGCGACGTACAGAGTTAGATAAAGCGGTAGTGGTCGTATTGTTTGTAGTAGGGGTAAGAGCGCCGGACTCAAAATCAATGTTTTCAGAGATCTGACCAAACGACTCAGCAAGACGACGGTTATCTACGCCTGGGGCTATGCCAGTAAAGTCTTTAAGTTTGAAATACATTTTGCTGCCTACTTTATAAGAAAAAGCAGCGAAACAATCACCCCGCCCATGCTCAAGATCACTGTTCCCGCTGCTGTAATTACCATCCGATTCAACGCAGTAAAACTTTCATCTATAGAATCTAGTCGACTGAAGATGGTCTTCGACCGCTCCTCACACATAGCTTCATGCCTCTCTATGCGGCTTATAGCTTCGAATATTCGCTCTTCTACCTTCATAAACTTAACCTATATTAGTTGCGCTAATACAACAACTAAATGTTAAACAACCTAATCTTTCCACAACATCGCTACCTTGCGAACACCTGTTGCGTTATTAGTTATTGATATGGTGTCAGAGGTCATCTCGTTGACATCACCCATTGCCACGGGTGTGTCATGAGCCACAAAGTCATGTCCGACGTAAGTCAGCCAGCACTCTGTACCTTGCTTATCTATTGTTAAGCTGTCGCCCGCGCGAATACTGTAAGAACAAGTGTTCCAAACATCGGCTTGGTTCTCTGGTCTTAAAAAACAGACCATCGATATAATGTCGCTAACAATGGTGACTTTAAATTGTGAGTTTGGCTGGTACTTGATCAGGCTGTAGGGGCCGCCAGTCTCGTCATGCGTCACTTGTTCCCAGCTTATCGATGTTGGGGTCTGTTGAATGTTCTCAATATCGAGACCAAAGTTTTCCGTCTGTAACCAATTAACATATGCGTCAGCCTGATCACTGGTGATCTCGCCTTCGGGCCACTCAGCACTCAATCTTACTCGGCCTTCGCTGAGTGCGTAGTTGTCAAAGCCAACATACACGTTAGGTATCGTGGGGTGAGGTACTTTCTCACCATCAGCACCTCGCGGCAAACCATCGGCGGTCAACTGCTCAATGAATGTGCCAGCTTGGTTTGGTTCTTCGGGTGCACACGCATAGTTCTCATTCAGAATGTAGCTGACATGAACACCTGTCTCGCCAATCTCACGCACAAAACTGAATGTCCAATTTGTTCTTGTGCCGGAGCGTCCGGCTTCTCTTATTTCTGCCATATGACTTCCTTAAATTATCATCTGAACTGTTCTAGTCCCTGATATAGCCGCAAACGGGTTTGTTGTTGTAGTCCAAAGAAATTGTCCGGTACTTGAGTTAAAATTAGTTGCCTGAGTTCTATAAAAACTAGTGCTGTGTATTATAAACCTCGTCCATCCGCTATTAGGCGCTCCTGGTATAACAATGCCAGCGGAGGTCCCGTTCCAAAACACAGCGGTGATAGTACGATTACCAAAAGTATTGATAGTCGTGTCACTGATAGAGCCATAGGTCCCTGCGTTGTAGCCAAAAACACTGATTTTACCTGCTGTAAAAGCGCCGATAGTAACAGTGGCTGTCCAGTTAGCTGACGCCGCATTGGTTCCATAAAAATTAGACATACTAATTGCACCGGAGGTCGGGATAGAACCATAGTTTGTTCGACCAGAAGGCAGACTGTTCCGATAATACTCACTCAGCGAAATTGGATTCGAGCCGCCCCATTCTGATTGGATTTGGGATAAAGATATTGCACCGCTACTTTGTAAAGCCATGACAGCACCCCGCTTTCAACTCTTCGACTTCGGCTTTAAGTTCTTTGATGGCTTCAATCAGCAGACCAACCATATTTCCGTAAGCGACGGAGTAATGACCCTCTTCATCTCCAGTTACGGCTTCTGGTAAAACCTCTAAAACTTCTTGAGCGATAACACCTGTTTGACGAATTGGCCTGTCGGGTGTTCCTTCATCGTCAAAACTCACATCGGTTCGATCAAAGGTGTATCCGCTCAACTGACAAACTTTATCTAGCGCGTGGGGAATATGCTCAATGTTGGTTTTGACGCGAATATCTGAATACGCTGTGACATTGCCCGAAGTCCAAATGTTAGACCCCATTGCGGATGTACCGCCGCCGTTTTGACACCAAACCATCATGTGCCCACCAGCCATTGAGCCGCCAGTCGAGTTGTTGGTGTGCTTGTATGCTAATCCGTAAAGGTTTCCGAAGTTTGTTCCCGAAGCATGGTTGCGGTATGACGTACCCATACTCCAAATGTGATCTGTATGGTGAGAACTATATGTACCAAAGTTGCCTCTGCTTCGCGCAGAGGAAACAATGTCCCGTGATGTGTTGAGGTCACCGCTGGCGGTAAAAGTAAACCCATTGTGGCTCAAGGTGTTGCCACGAACGTGAATGGTATCGCCAGAGCCAGAACCTAAATAGGTATTAGTCGCATAAAGGTAAGTGTTACCCACCTCTGCCCTTATGTAAAAGTCACCGCCGGTGAAAGCTGTGCGACCATTAGCGTCACTGTAGAAATAACCATCGTTTCCGTCACCTGGATAAAACCTAGGTGCATATACGTATCTATTCGTGTCAATGACACTTGTACCAGCCACTCGATAGCCATTAAGTGCATCTACTTCGCCAGCGTTAGCAGTCGCCGCCGCATAAGATGTTCCGGCGTAGACGGAACGTGCTAAGACATTTTGCGCCGAACCACCATTTAGGAATTGGAAATTTCCAGAATGGCTAAAGCTACCGCCAGTGAGACTAGTAGTCTGGCCATCAAAAGCGTCAGTGATGCCATAGCCAGCGATGGTTGTTGGCTTGCCTGTTACATCTGCAAATGCTGTGCTGGAAGCTACGTCACCAAAACTAAAGTTTCCGGCTCCGTCTGTCTTCAGAGCCTGACCATTTGTTCCGTCTGAAATACTAAGATCAGTTAGGCTTGAGACAGCGGTTGCACTCGCAGCTATGCCATTGAGCTTAGTATGATCTGCATCAGTGAACACATTGCTGTCTGTCGCGCTTTCGACCAGTGTGCGTATTTCTGCGGCTGTTTGGTCTGCTGTGGCTGATGCTTCAATGCCATCCAGCTTTGAGCCATCTGTTGCAACATCTCGGCCATCGACTGTTCCAGTAACGGTAATATTCCCTGTAACACCCAGATTACCGCTCATTGTATCGCCGGAATCAGCTACAAATGAGTTTAGACCGGCGGCAGTCAAACGGTTCTCAGCTTTATCACCAGCACTAAAAGCACGAGCCGTTGTGCCTTCTTGAGCGCGCGTGACCGTAAGAGTGTTTGAACTTACGGCTGAGACGGAAACAATTTCTATGTTTCCGCTCGGGTCTTCAAGCGTCATAAAAAACGTGTCGCCACCACTTAATGACGGATAAACGGAGCCGTCGTTTACCGTGATACTGGTAGCCGAATTTGTTATGTCAGACGCTAGTGTGGTCTTACCGTTATTTGAAAACTTTACAGCCATCTCAATTACCTCGAATTAGCGTTACTAATATTTATGAAACAGTAACGGTCCAGGTAATAGTCATTGCGTCAGATGCGCCTTTGTTTACTACGGAAAAAACCGTTCGACATAACATCGTGCCACTAGACGAAGCATTAAAAAGAGCAGCTTCAGTTATAGCACCAGTCGCATCACCAGCAGCATATGAACAAACATAAGCGATTTCATTGGCAGTCACTGTTGTGCTTGTCAAAGCGTTCCGATCAATTTCGCTGCCCAAGGCAGTATCGCTCGCTGCAGCAGCAGTGCTTCCAGTACCAACCGCCATGTGCGACATGGCAGTAGCAGTAGTGTCTTTCATGCGGCTGGCTACATAACCTTTACCAGCAGTAACGACTAGGTTATCGATTTCCTGTACGACTTCATCGTTAACAGCAATCGAAACTCGTCCCTTCATTATAAAATCATCATTCAACATTTTTCGGCTCCTATGCGTTTAGGGTAAACCCGTTAATCGGGCTCGTGTTAAGTATCGAGCTCGCACCCGATACGAGGTTAATGGAAATACTCTCACCAACAGACGCGCTATCAGAAAGCGTATAGTCCAAGCTGATTGCTAACAATTCCGTTGGTCCGAAACTGTCAGACAAACCCTTAGATAAAGACATAGCATGGTCTTCTTCAATCGAAAAGATATTTGTCTTATTGCCGTTGACCTCTTTTGAAACGGCAGCAACATCAGTAAAGTCGTCAAGTGTAAAGCTGTCCGAAAAGGACCGGCTGAACGTTGTAACCCTTGAAAATGATTCACTTACAGAAAAAGAATCTGCACGAGGTAACGTTATGTTAAGAGCGGCCTGCTCACCAATCAGTGCTGTATCCGATAAACCCTTATCTAAACTGTATATTTTATTTTCGGATATAGTGATTAAATCGCTAGGCAGTAGGTCAACCGCTAACGATATCGTTTCGCTAATAGTCGCGGCGTCGGTAAAGTCCCTAACAATTATAATAAGTAAAAATATTGACTCAGTTATACCTACGGTATCAGACGGGTTTTTATTAAACACAAATGCGGGGTCGGTATCCCCAATAGAAAAACTATCGGATACTGGGCGTTCAAAAAGTATAGACGCAACCTCGCTAAGCGTGGCTTCCGTCCCAGAACGGAAATAACGATTCAAAGTATCAGGGTCGATTTCGACTATCATTTGACCGTCGAGACTTTGAGACACAATCTTTACGTCAACGCGCTCAAGCAAAGCGCGTAGCTCACTCGCAGAAACTGTGTATTTGACAGCCATTAGTCGAAATCACCGCGAACGTTGAACTTAATCAGGTCGTAGATTGTTTGAATACCGCCAGTACTAAATGTAATTTCTACTTCACCCTCGAAAACGCCTGGTGTTGTAAACGTTGCAGGGAAGTCGGTTGCAGCCTGGCCGTTTGCAGCATCTGTTACCGACATAGTTAGAGTTTTGGTTATCGTTTCTGATCCAACTTCGCGGATACGCATCTTTACGCCTGCGCCT